AGTTTTGGCTGAGATTTTCAAGGTCCATTATTTTGCTCCAAGTTTGGCAATGATTGCGCCAAGGTCTGCGTTTTCCCATTGATCCAGCTTGCCGCTGCGATCCTTGGCTTGCCAAAGGCCATCGCTGTCACACATCAGGCCGCGCTGCGATACGCCTTCGGCGTCTTTCTCAACCCGCAGGGCCAGCATCAGATCAAAGAAGTACGGCAGCGATTGGCCGGTTTTATTACCCGGCATCGATGGGCTGTAAAGCATCCGTCCCATTTCATCCTGTGACTTTTCCAGCTTGGCCGTCATCAGGACGTGCTTTGGCAAATCGCGGAATGATCGGATGGCTTCCGCCATAGTCGTCTGCATTTCGCCATAAGCCTGACGCGGGTCTTTGGCTTTGGCCTTTTCATGGCCGAGGCAAACTTCAGCAATCTCGCTGATGCTATCCAGCGCCACGCTGTCGTATGCTCTGGCCTCGTCGGAACCAGCCAGCCATGTATATGCCTCGCGCAGTTCGTCCATGCTGTTGACTGCGATGAACGGGATGTCGGACCCGGCGATAGAAAGCAGCCCGCCTTCCGCCGACAATATCACCGGCTTGGGCATGGTCGGAATGAGCGAGGTTTTACCTGCGCCCGCTTGGCCGTAGACCAGCAGCTTGATGCTGCTGGCCGATACGGTGTTGGTATTCTGCAAGTTAATAGCCATTTTTTATCTCCTGTGGGTTTAGTTATAATAACGGTCGTCTTCGACCAGCGTTTGAGCGCAGACCAGATAATCCTGAATCAGGCCGTCCAGATCGTCGTTGTCGAAAGTCTCAACAACGTAATCGCCAAATGATTTAAGTTCTGCCGCCGCTGCGGTATGGTTGAGGCGGCTTGCCATCGCGCTGATGGTAGCGCCGATGCCGGGAAGCACCGCTGTGCGGGTCCAGCGTCCTGCCGGTACTTCGTCGCGAACCGTGCGGGCGATTGAAAGGGCGGCTTCTACAATGCCTTGGTCGTCGTACATTACATCAAGGTCGTTCATGTCTTTTTCTCCTGCTTAATCGCGGTTGGCTTATCCGGTTGCGATTTTGTATTTACATATAAACACAGATTGTATTATGGTGTAAACAGTTAATTTCACACAGGAGCAAAAAAAATGACAACGGACGAAGCTATTGCCTACTTTGGCGACCGCAAGAAAATGGCCGAGGCGCTCGGCATTGGACTGCACGGTACATATCGCTGGGGCGACCATCCGCCTAAACTGCGGCAGTTTGAGATTGAACGCTTGAGCGATGGGGAGTTGGTGGCTGATGAGTAGGGTTTTGTCTTGGTACTCAAACGGCGCTGCGTCGGCAGTCGCTACAAAACTTACTATAGCAAGTGGCCGAGATGTGACGCCTTTGATCTGCGACACTGGCGCAGAGCATCCTGATAACGATAGATTTGGGGCGGAATGCGAGGTCTGGTTTGGGGAAAAAATCACTCGGCTGAAATCGGAAAAATACGCCGACACTTGGGATGTGTGGGAAAAAACCGGATGGCTCGCGGGCATAAATGGTGCGCGTTGCACTGGTGAACTGAAGATTGAACCGCGTTTGAAATTCCAGCGGCCCGGCGATATTCATGTTTTCGGATACACAGCCGACGCGGCGGATATAAAACGCGCTAAGCGTTTGCGGGAAAATTATTACGATCTGACGATTGAAACACCGCTTATCGATCAAGGGATAACCAAGGCGGCTTGCATCGCAATGATAGAGCGTGCCGGTCTTACGCCACCGCTTACATATTCGCTTGGTTTTCCCAACGCGAATTGTATGCCCTGCGTCAAGGCGACAAGTCCGGCGTATTGGTCACTTGTCCGCGAGCATTTCCCAGAATTATTTGATCGCATGGTAAAATTATCTAGAAAATTAGATGTGCGGTTGGCTCGAATAAACGACGAGCGGGTTTTTATTGATGAAATACCGGCTGATTGGAAAACGACAGACGCGATTGTGCCGTCCTGCGATTTCCTATGCGCTCTCGCTGAAATGGGGATCAACGAATGACTGACATAATGGACACCCTCGACCAGCGCGAGGAACAATATGGTGACTACCGCGACGTTGCCAAAATTTCGCAGCTTATAAAAATGGCGCTGAGAGATATTTGTGATACCGGCAGTTTGTCATATGCCCAGCGCGAAAGCCTCGACATGATGGCGAGCAAAATGGCGCGGATTATTTCCGGCGACCCCGACAACATTGACCACTGGCTTGATATTGAGGGCTACGCTAGGTTGGTGAGAAATATACTGGAGCGAGGAAATGGCTGACATCAAAGACATATTCGGCGGGCCGTTTGTCCTTTCCAACAAACAAGTTGATCCACCTGAGTTGCAACTAGCTGACGCCATGCGATCCGCTGGGATTGAACCGCCGCGTGATATTAAGATAGACGGCCAGCTTCACCGCTTTAGTACCAAGGGCCGCAAGCGCGATGATTCAGGCTGGTATATTGCGTTTCCAGATGAGCCGGTGGCCGGGCGTTTTGGCTGCTGGCGCGATCAGATCGATGCGGTGTTTAAGGCCGAAATTGGCCGCGATCTGTCACCCGCTGAAAATATGGCAATTCTACGGCGGCAGTCGGAAGCCAAAGCCGAACGCGATCTGGCACGGCAGCGCAAGGCGGAAGTTGCAGCCAGCACTGTCGAGACAATTTGGCGGGATGCAATCGCTGCAAGCCCGGATCATCCATACCTAAAGCGCAAGGGCATCAATCCTCACGGCGCACGATTGACCGGCGACGGTCGGCTAATTGTGCCGCTGTACGCCGCAGACGGCGATCTGGCTTCCCTGCAATATATCTCCGACGATGAAAAGCGTTACCATCCCGGCGGTACAACCAAGTCCTGCTCATGGACGCTGGGCGAGGTAACGCCGGGGCCGATATTTGTAGCCGAGGGATACGCTACAGCCGCGACTATCCACGAGATATCCGGTCGGCCTTGCGTTATTGCCTACAGCGCGAATAACCTGCCGGAAATAGTCGGCCAGTTGCGCGATATACACGGCCAGACGCAGGAAATCGTAATAGTGGCAGACAATGACGCATCCGGCGTGGGCCGTAACAAGGCTGACGAAGCAAGCGCCAAGCACGGCGGGCGCATTGTAATGCCGCCGATCGAAGGTGATGCGAACGATTATCATCAATCAGGCGGTGATCTAGCTGGGTTGCTGTTTCCGCCCGCAGACGATTGGTTGGTTCCGGCTGATAGTTTTTCGGAACAGCCGGACCCGATCCGCTGGCAAATCAAGCGATGGCTGCAAAGTCAAGCCCTGATAATGGTTCACGGCCCATCTGGCGGCGGTAAGACGTTTATGGTGCTGGATATGGTGCTATCGGTTGCCAGTAAGGGCATAATATCTGAATGGTTCGGAAATAAGGTTCGCCACGGTACGGTGGTATATCTGGCCGGTGAGGGCCATCACGGCCTTCGGGGTAGGGTAGCCGCATGGAAGCAGAACAAGGCCGTCAGCGGGCTGGATATGTGGCTTTCACGGCACGGTCTTGATCTAAACACCCCGCAGGGCTACCAGAAAACAGTAGATGCCATTCGGTCGCTGCCTAGTGTGCCGGAAATCATTGTGGTTGATACGCTGCACAGGTTTCTGGATGGCGACGAAAACAGCGCACAAGATGCTAAATCGATGCTGGATGCCTGTGGGGCGCTGATCCATGAGTTCGGTTGCAGCGTGATATTGGTGCATCATACCGGCGTATCAAACGAGGCACAGCACAGGGCGCGGGGCAGTAGCGCATGGCGCGGGGCGCTGGATATTGAAATATCGGTTATCCCCGGCGATACGATTGAGATCGTACAGCGTAAATCCAAGGATGCGGAGGAAGCCACGCCTGTATTTGCTGAGTTGCAGTCGGTGCCTATTACTGGCTGGATGGATGAGGATGGCGACCAAGTGACTAGCGCGGTATTAGTGGCCGGGCAGGAGCCTGTCAAAGCCAAAAAAGACAGCCCAATCGTCAAACATCAAAAGCTGTTTGAGAATGCTTGGTGGACATCCGGTGCAGAGGATATTGACGGTCAGCCATATCTGACCCGTGCGGCATTGACTCGCAAACTTGAAAGCGATGGCATGGCTGACAGGACAGTGCAAAATATGCTCAATCCGTCATACGATAATAAACTCATCGGGGCGTTGCTTTTAGCAAATATGATCGAAAAGCAACATGACGGCTGGGTCATAATTGATAAGGTTTGGGCATCCGCAATGGTTGTTTCACGCAATGCTTGAACAACTTTTGCGTGCTACCCCAAAAACCCCAAGGGTGCAAAAAGGGTAATTGGGGTAGTGGGGGCAAAAAACCGCAGAAACAGGTACCCCAACTACCCCCCCACCCTTTAGGGTGGGGGTAAAAGGGGTACCACTGCGGGCTAGGGGTTATTTACACAAACATGGAAAGCAAAATGAAAGATTGGGCAGCGGATAAAATTGAACGGCGCAAAGTGGATGATCTGATCCCGTATGCGCGAAACGCACGGACGCACTCCGACGAGCAGGTGGCGCAGCTTGCAGCGTCGATAAAAGAATGGGGATGGACGACCCCGGTGCTGATTGACGAAGACGGTGAGATCATAGCCGGGCATGGCCGAGTCATGGCAGCGCGGAAGCTGGGTATTGAGGAAGTGCCAACTATGACGGCGACCGGATGGACAAAGGCCCAGAAGCAAGCCTATGTGCTGGCGGATAATCAGCTGCCGCAGAACGCCGGGTGGGATATGGATTTGCTGTCGGTGGAAATGAAAGACTTGGACGCGGATGGCTTTGATCTGAGCCTGATCGGGTTTGGCGACGACATGCTGGCAAATATGCTGGTTGATCCAACCGAGGGGCTGACTGACGAAGACGCAGTGCCGGACGTGCCGGAGAACCCGGTGACGGTGCTGGGCGACGTTTGGCTACTGGGCGATCACCGGCTGATGTGCGGGGATAGCACCAGCATTGATGCTTTAGAAGCGTTGTGTGGCGAACACCGTGCCGATATGTGGCTAACGGACCCACCATATAACGTGGCGTATGAGGGGAAGACAAAAGACGCCTTAAAAATACAAAACGACGAAATGGGTGATGACCAATTCAGGCAGTTTCTGCGCGATTCATACTCTGCCGCAGACGCTGTTATGAAATCTGGAGCGGTTTTCTATATTTGGCATGCTGATTTAGAAGGCTACAACTTCCGGGGTGCGGCGCACGATATGGGCTGGCAGATACGCCAGTGTTTGATTTGGAAGAAACAAACGATGGTCATGGGGCGGCAGGATTACCATTGGAAGCATGAACCTTGCTTGTATGGA